CACGCTCACACGCTTACGCTGATGACGAAACGAAACAAGTACGAACTCTCACGCACACGCTTGCGATGAAAATAAAAAACCCGAACGATGAAAATAAAAAACCCAAACAAATAAAACGACACACACACAAACACGCACACGCTCACACAGTAAAATAAAGTGAGACTTATCCTCAAACAACCCCCCAGAACGGAGCCCCGCGAAACTTTTTGTCGGCCACCACAGCAGGGGGCCAGCTGTACCACAAAAAATTGACTTCCAACTTTTTTATTTAAATTTATCCAATTTTCTTTTCTTCGTCCTTTTGTCTGCATCGTACATATCGCACGCAGTTTTCTCGAACTTCTTTTTGTATCTTTTATGCTCTCGAGGATGGCTACCCAAACAGCAAGGCATAACACCTTCGGTCAGCAACTCGACAAATGCTAGGTCCTCATATTTTTCAATTATATTTTTAGGCTGTTTATATAAATCACAATCAACATCAATTTTTGACATAAATTTAACTATAATGCATCTATGACAACTCAGTACATTTCATACAATGAATTCTTAGCCAGTGCCAGCATCAACTATGAAATGATAAAGAAAGCCGGTTCAATGCTCCGGTACGGTCAAGTTTATTTTGTAATGCTTAATGATTTGCATCCTAAAATCGCCAGTAAAATTCTCAGCACGCCACTTGACCCTTTTTACCACGATAAAGCGTCTAGTGAGACCCACGCATTTGTGGAATCGCTATGGCCGGTAAAACCGAATCCATAATCCCAGATAGTTCTATGTTTATTTTTCTTTTTTAGTTGTTTTAATGATTTCTTCTATTTTGAAGAAACTCCCCTTTTGTAGCAATGAAGTGAGAAGTGAAGTCGAATCGATATTTTTTATATCATCATCATTTGATTTCTTTATTTTTATAATAAATGTTTCTACGCCATTATTATTGTTATCCATCATTAGGTCATTCCTCTTTCTCGTTGTCCCGTGGTGGGAATATTTTTGAAAATAGCGCGTCGACAATTTCACCGTCCGTAATTTTGGATTGGACATCTATTGACGCATATTTTTCTAACATCAACTGGTTGATGCAGTGTTCGATTTTAAATAAATCAGCACTAGATTTCGAGCGAAATACAACCCATTCTTCGTTTCGTGCGCTAAACCACATACCGGAGCCGTGCAGGGTGGCTTTTGATTTTTTTTGTGGTTCGATTTTATCGTTGTACATAAATATAAATGTGTTTTTATTGTTCGGATAAATTTATCCAAACATTAAGCAATTTAAAAAAAAATTTTTAAGCTTGCTACAGTTTTCGTATTAAATGCCAACCTTTCCTTGATTGAAAATTACCCCCGGCCCATCCTCGGCGCGCCGCGCGGAGGCAATGTTGATTTGATTCAATAAGTTACCAAAAGCCATAATGATTTCGCTTTTCTTGCAGCCGATGAAGATTCCCGTATCTATTCGGTTGTTTATCATGTCATCAACTAATGATTCGAAAGCCAATTCCGGTGTTGAACCAAAACCCATATATTCTTCGCTGAGTACTCGCGTTATTTCATTTACCGCATTTATTTGACTTTTCATTTTGTTCTCCTTGTTATGATAATGAATAGCTTAAATCTTTACGGAACACACCCAGCCAATTATTTACGATATCGGCGTGTTGGGTGAGCACCGAAATACCGGTGCTAAAAAGGTTGCTTGTTGGGTCCACAACTATTGCTATCGGTACCGGGGGCTTGATTTCCCCCGACATTAAATTTTCCGCCCATTCGTTGAATGTGGTTTTTCTATCGGATGTTGAGTCGCCCCATGCGCCGGTTGTCCAGCCAGACAAAACACTGCTCCACCCATCTATTGTGGTTTCATGATGACCCCGGTATCCGCCGGTATCGACCCAAGTTCTATCAATGCTGTATCGGGGTTCTATTTCATCCCCGTATTCGTTGATTCGAACATGGTCTCCAATGAAGTATTTTTTGACTGATGTGTCATCGAGAATAAAAACCGTAGAAACCGATTCCTCATCACTTTGCCTACAGTCAACGCATAGGTAGGTGTTTTTTACGTGGCTCCAACCATAATCGCCATTTTCGTCAATTTCAGATTCGCAGTTGCAGCATTTAAGTAACATGTTTTCGCTCATTTTAATTTTAGTTCCTTTCTTGTTCAAAGTCTTGATTATTTTTCTTCATAATATTCAAAATCAACTGAACTGCGCCGTCGGTTTCCTCAAATTCCCCACCTTCGACCGCCGCATCGACCACAGACCGTTTTTTCTCAATAAGACCATATATTTCTTCATCGATTGTGTCAATCGTGAGGAGATAGGTCGCCGTAACCGAGCCCTTTTGTCCGATTCTGTGTAAGCGGGAGTAGGTTTGGTCGACGTCTGCTGGCGTCCATGGGAGCTCCACAAATAGGCATTCCTCTGCTGCTGTAAGCGTGTGCCCGGTTTTGGCTGCCTGTATCGATAAAACAATGACTGGGGCGTTTTTTACCGATTCCGTTTGAAAACGCCGCTTGTTTTCTTCCACTTCTTCGACCGACATACCACCCTGTATGCGAAGGTCGCCATATTTACGAGCGATTTCATCAACAATGTCGCGGTGGTGAGCAGCAACAACAACTTTTTTACCATTTTCAATTCTGGCATTTATCCACTCTTCCACTACTTCCATTTTTGCTTTGGCGGCCAATTTTCTCAGAACGGACAGCCTGACCAAATGCTCGTTTGCTTCTGCGCGAATCATTGCGGCGACAGCGGCCCCCCACATTGATTTTCCTTCTTTTTTGGCAATTTCGCGAGCTCGTTGGGCGATGTAAAGAATAATATCGTTTTCCGCATTTTTATATTCCCTCATCCAGTCAGAATCCCCATCGACCACAACTTTGCTATGAATTACCGGCGGAAGTTCCGAAAGCACTTGGTCTTTTGTGCGCCGAATATAACAAGAGCCGCGCAGCCTGTCGTTTAATTCATCCAAATGAGAATGTCCGCTTATATTCCAAACACCAAATGAATCCTGGTATGCGGCACAGTACCGACGATAGAAGCCCCATAGGCCGCCGAAATCTTTTAATCGACCCAAAATGTCAAGCTGACTTGCGTACTCATTTGGTCTGTTTGTCACCGGCGTACCGGTCAAACACAAAACAATACTGTCCTTAGGCGCGCTGTGCGCAATCTTTATTGCTGATTTGGTTCTTTGGGCAGCCGGAGTCTTACAGTAGTGGCTCTCGTCAAAAATATATGCTTTGTGATTCATCAATTGCTTTTGCCAATGGGCGATATTGCTGTAACCGACTACAACAACATCGTACGTCCCTAAGTCTGGAAAAGTTTTTCGATTGGTTACTGCGGCCACACGAAGACATGGAAGCCATTTATTCCATTCAGACACCCAGTTAAGCACCAGGCTTGGTGGACAAACCACAACAGCCGGGTACGAATCCGCGGCGTGCTCAAGGGTGGCCATCGCCTGTATTGTTTTACCCAGGCCCATCTCGTCGGCAATAAATGTCCTCATTGTTTTGGCTGCATAGACAACGCCCGCACGCTGATATGGGAGCAAATTGCCGGTCAATGAAGGTATTTCGAGTTCCGCATCTATGGAACGCGACGCTTCAATGAAATCATTCATTTTTGTAATAACCGAATCAGCAATCACCCGTACGTCTTGCTCGACTTCTATCTTGAAATTGTCCGCCCACTCAATAACGGACTGTATTGATGACTGTGGGGCACGCCATGAATAAAATTTTGAGTCCCACGACACGGCAGGGACTTGTTTTACGGCTTTTATAATCACCCGTTCGTAGGGGAAACGCATATAAATCATGTCATCTTGAAGAAAAACACGAGATTTCCCCGCCGATTTTTTTGGAACATCAAATTTCATCACATCAACGGATACCGCAAAATCATGGCGAAGGGCAAATTCTCTACCCTCACTCATTGACGTAAGCGGAAGTCTCCAGACACGAGAAAGCTTGTCCCATCTTGCTCCGGGTATTTGTTTTATCTCATTAACCTGAATTTGGTTAAACGGAAAATCTAAAACTATTTCATTTTTGTCTAAATATAAACGCATGAAATTCTATTAAGTTTGTTTGGATGGTAACTTATCGAATTCTATCCGAAAAATGGGATGCCATCTTGAAGCATTTATAACCACTTCAATTGTGGGGACCGAATCAGCAATCTTATTGTCGGTGTCCATTTTTAATTCTAAAACTTTATATTCGACACCAGAGGGGAGCGCGCGTTGTGTTTTCGCAACCAAGCGCGACCCCCTCTAGGTGCCTAATTAAACTTAAACCTGAACGGAATTCAGGTTACTGTTGCTTTGCCTCTTGGACGAAAGCCAAGAAACGAAGGATGAGAGACCGGGATTCATCATGTTCGCGGCATTCGGTGAGTAAGTGCCATAAACATTGAAGGTCCCATCTGATTGTTTCTCTTGACGAAGCGAGATTTGACTAAGGTCAAAACCGTATCGCTTTTGCCACTTCCATCGGAAGGTGTGCCAAGTCTCCGGCCTGTTGGTATTTTGTGAAAGAATGTGTTCGTGACGGGGAGTGGAAGAAATGAACTCCATGAACACTTTCTCTTCATGTGTCAGCGGATAAATTGCGGCATGGGCAAGAGACACTTTTGCGTGTTTCTTTGATGCGGATATTTTCCGTGTCTTTTTAGGGAGACGGATTGATTCGCCGCGATTTTGCTGTTTCGCTTTGCTTGGGCTGGCATCGCGAATCTTGACCGTGCCATTTTTGCTGGCGACCCTACCAAGTATGTCCATCTTTTTGCGAAGAGTTTCCATCCTGCGCTTGCCGTTGTCGTTCATTGGTCCACCCGTGTATCGGCAGAAGTGCTGAATTTTGCCGTTCTCCTTGCGGCGAATCATTTCGAAACAGCCACCGAGCTGATATAGGCCAATGTCTTGTCGTTTTTGGGTTCCGGTGTAAACAAGGAACCATTTGTTCGGATTTGAGGTCAAAGCAAGAATGACAATGTCTAGCTTGGAGAGCTTGACTGCATTATCGCCGGTGAAATCCTCATCGCCATTCTCGACTTCGCGTGGAACGATGATGCCGGACTCTGTGATGGCTTTTGAGATTGCATCAAGTGATGCATTACTCAATTTGCTCATCTGCTTATTGGAGCGAAGGATATTACTCAGCTCCTTGTTTTGGGTGGTTGACTTACTCTTCATTGGTAGGTTCTCCAATTTCTTTGTCTATGTGGTGTAGTTATTGCCTTTTAGGGGCACCTCGAATACTAGACAACCCGTCAATAGAAAAACAACCTTTTTCAATAATTATTTTTTTTGGCAATTACCTTGCCTTTTTGGGGGGTTTCCACTAGGGTTGGGGATGGGCCTACCAAAGGCCAACCCCCTGGGGTGGGCCCACAGAGAATAGGGAACTAATTCAAACCAAAGGACCACAAAACATGCCAACAAAGAAGAAATCAGCCAAAAAGGCACCAGCAAAAAAGAAATCAGTCAAAAAGAAAACACAAACCAAGAAAAAGGCACCAGCGAAGAAAAAGTCAGTCAAAAAGGCTCCGGCAAAAAAGAAAGCACCAGCCAAGAAAAAAGCTGTCGCTTCTAAGGCCCCTCGCCTTATCGCCCAAGTTTTTGGAGACACCAATTCAGTTGTTTGAATGAAAAAATCAAAGAAACTTTCATTCGATGAGTGGATGAAAATAGGCATTAAAAATGATTGGTGTGGACCACCAGTATGTTATGTACACGACGGTCTCCCTCTTTCGGAGGCGGAAATGGACCTTTTAGAGCAGGAAGACCCGTGTATACATATAATTCGTCTATACAGCGACATGGAGCAGAAAAAAAGCATTGAGGATGCACATTCGCCATCACTGTGGCGGAATATATTTTAAAAAACTAGACCGCGATTAGCGGCAGCACTTAGTTCTTCCTGTTTTCCGAGGACGATGAGGCGTATTGACGTTTTCGGCCTGCAGCAAGATTCTTGTGAATGTTGCCCCCGGTTGCTCTTCTGGTTGTGTTTCTTTTTTCTTTTTTCCCATAAGTAAAGCCTGTATATCTATTGTGCCACAAAAATACCAAATTCACTAGAACAGGGCATCCTGAATAGATTCGATATTTTCTTTATCACAACAAACGCTGTGTTTGTAGTCGTGGAGTTCTTCTATAACCCTAGAAATTGATGTTCCTTTTGCTTTTAACCAAACTACGGCTTTTCTTTCAATCGTCGTATTGTTAAGGTCAATTGGAAGGCCGCAAACCTTACATTTATATAGCGGTGGGAGGTTTTGTGACATATCTAAAACCTACCAATAACCAAGCGGACATTCCGCTCCAATGAGTTTGGTTTTTATATTCATAAAACATCCACATTCGGCGCATTGATTTGAAGCTTTTATGAATTTGGGGCATTTTTTGCAAATATTAAAACGTTCGGTCGAAAGTTGTATATCAACATAATTTTTTCGTCTCAAAATATGCCAGGGGCGTGCTTTTCTAGTCATTGTCTTTACCGATTCGCACTCTTTTGCGACCGACAATCTTCATGCCTGCGTAAAAAATAACAAGAAGGCTAATGTAGAAATAATCTGCTGCGACCATACCGTGAACTTAGTTTTTAAATTACTAATATTCTATATGAAACTACATTTTGTGGTCATATACGGTCTCAACGACCGGCATAAGGTTTTCCGATGAATTATTGAACAGGCAGGGTTCGGATGCGGCTATCGCCCGAACCAAATCGCCGATTTGGACGTTTTTGCTCGACTTGGGCTTTATAACGCGACCCGTCTCCAGCGTTTCTTTATCTAAAAGCTTGGACATATTTATGTGGAACATTAGTGAATCCGCACCTACGCTCATGTTAGTTATCCTCCAGATTGACGATTGCGTTGATGATTTTTTTGAGACGGATAATCTCATTTTTTAGCCTATAAACCTCGTTGCCGTCGACCTGGCCGAAATCGACCTTCCTACCAGACCACAATTTGTCGGCGGAATTTCGTGGGAAAAAGTACTTCGAGGTCTGGTTTCTTTTAATTCTATAGACACCCTCGATTTGTTTGTTATGAATCGCCCGTCTGACGGTGTCCATTGAGACGTCATACTCCGTGACCGCCTGGGTGATTGAAATATCTGACGCGTTCTTGGGTTCAAAAAGAACCTCGTAATCACCCTCCACCATCAGCATGAGTTCGTCCTCTTTTCTTTTATCGTGGACCGTCCCGTCAGCATACAGGGCCCCATCTTGGGGCATTACCCCTAATTTGTCTCTTTTAAGAAGATTGCACTTTGTGCAGGATTTAACTAAATTGGATAAGTCTTTGTTGCCACCGGCGTATTTTGAGCGCGGTATGACATGGTCGGTATGCCATTTGTTGCCATCCGGGTCGCCAGAATCCGACCCCACCCTCAAGCAGTAGGAGCATATTTGGACGGGTTTTAATGTTTTCAGCATAAATTTTTTATTTACATGATTACTTACTTTATTGCGGGTAAATGGTTATTTTGTCGACAATCAAATATTTTCCGTAGTGCAATGTATTGGCCGCATATTCCGGGTTTAAAGTCTTGAGCCATCCGCCGATGGATTTCATCAATACACCAGGCTGTCCTGTCGCTTCACAAGTGCGTGCGGCTATTGCCTCGTATTTGGATATGACTTCATACATTTGGTCTCTTTGTTCTTTGGTCGTGTCGTCGCATGGTGTCATGTAATAGCGCAATCCACCAAACTTTTCTTTTATTTGCAGAATCTGGTAGTTGGGGTCGATTGCTCTTAGTTCTTTGTCGCAATCAACAACAATTTGATACCAGCCCTCATCTACCTGTATGTATTTACCGAAGGCCGGCGATATTTTCTTTTTGAGCTCTTCTACCGCCAACTGGAGTTCGTTCATTTCTAAAGTTTACCCTCAAACTCGTCGCCAATCCTGACCCGCACCAGCCTGTACATATGCCGCTCGAGCCAACCAATTCTGTCCCTAAGGGGTTTGTCGTTTTTTTCAAGCCGCTCAATCCTGTTTTTCAAATCACGCGTCATAAAAAGCACTAGAAAAAAGTCGGCGACCAGACCCATAAAGAGGCCGATAGTAAACCAGATTACGTTTTCCATTGCATCCCCGTCCTTAGTCGCTTAATTTTATAAGAATCAAAATTTGGAGACACAACACGGCCACGGGAATCACGGTTCTGATGAATTCCATTGTATGGTTGTATTCATCAAGTTTTCGCTCGAACCGATTTCGATTTTTGTGGTGTTGGTTAAATGCCGGCATATTTTTTTTATCAGCCCTTAAAAAACACGCTAAAAGCCCCAAGAAAAACCAAAAATCCCAAAATCGCCAAGAATTGAATTGTCTGTTTGTAGAAACGCAGTTTTGCAAACATTTATTTACCTTTTTTTTGTTTATTGAAATATTTGTTCAACTCGTCTCCATCGATGACGACATCAACAAGTGATTTTTCAATTTCAAGTAGCATATTGATAACATACTTGATTGGAAGTGTCCGTCTATTTTCATTTACGGTTAGATGTAGCAAATTACCAATTGATTTATCGAGAAGGCTACGGACGTCTATCTCGTTGTTTTGTTCCATAAAAATGATGGGGGGTTTAGTTCCCAGCTATTACTTACGGGTTTGTTTTTGTTTTTTGCCCGGTATTTCGACAATTAAAGTAAGAGCAGAAAATTCGGCATCATAAATTTCATTATATTCATCTATGTGACGACTTTTCAAAACAAGATGTGCCCGACGGCGCGCTTCTTGACGAGCCATATTGGTTTGTTGTGCTTTTTCTTTCTGTTCCGGGGTGTGTCGCGGACGACCCCTACCCATACCTTTTTCTTTGAGCTTTCCATATTCGGAGTCTGACATTTTTATTTCTCCTTTTTTCATAGATGGTTTATTGTTGCTATTGCACTTACACTATTACACTAAGTGATGTAAATAGAAATAGCAACATATTTTTGAAAATTAACATCTGTTTTCTGCTCTCCGACAAGAATTAAACACATGTTAAATTTTTGTCTTAAAGCAATGTCAGAACGGCTCGGACATGTCCTCGTCGGTTGAACGGGCAGAAGCTGCGGCTAATGGCTTATTTCGGCGTGGCGACTGCTGTTGGCGTGGCGCAGTATTTGCCATGCCCTGCTGTTGGCCATTGTTGGCATTTACCTGACGCCGCTGAATTGTCTCTAGTGATTTTGTCGCTATTCCAATTTCTTCGGCAACAAGTTCGGTTATGGAGCGCTTATTTCCATCCTTGTCTTCGTAGGAACGTTGCTCAAGACGGCCAAAAACAATCACTCCAATACCCTTTTCCAGTGTTCGCGCTGCATGTTCGGCGAGATAACGCCATGCGACCACGTTGTGAAAGCTGGTTTTTTCTTGTTTGTTGTCGTTTTGGTCGTACCAAATGTGATTCACCGCAACAGAAAACGCAAGCCGAGCTTGCCCGTTTTGCGTAAAGGTGAGTTCCGGGTCTGCTGTGATATTTCCAATTACTGTTACCGGTGCTAAATTCATAAAATTTCTCCTATCGGGTTTGATTCTTTGTTACACCATAGTCGAAGGGGTGATAGTGTGTCAACATGTCCAATAAAATTATAATAAATCAAATGACAATAATTATTAAAGAACTCGTAAATGAAATCTGGACACATGAAAACAAGGAAGCCCAAGAAGATTTTGCTTCGTTCCTATCCGCCGGGATTATCGAGACAATGGAAATAGAAGAAATAGCGAAATCGAAGACGAGAAAGTCTTCTCTTGTCGCCATCAACCTTATCCCCGTGGAAGAGGTTTGGGAACTTACGGACGGAGAAATAAATTAAAAATCCCAATATTTATTGGGTTTTAGGCGTGTTGCTTGACCGGTTGTCAAATTGTTATAATTTAGGAACCCCCAGGCGGGGGCTTTTACAGAAAGAAAAGCAATAATCGGGATTAATTACTAAACCCGAGTCCTATCCGCCAAACACAGGAGAAAAATTTGAGCCAGGTCATAGCTGGATGGGGAGTTTCTTTGCTCCTTTTTATCGTCGGAGTAGGAATTCCGTCTAATAAAACATTCCCACAAGAAAAGCCTTTCCCTCCAAAAAATCAAATCAACCTAGTTCAAGCATCGGTTGTGAAATCTATTGACAAAGCCGAATTAGAGGCAGTTGACCGAGCTCGAAAAATTACATTTAGATGGGGGGATGTATCGTGGCTGCCCGAACTGGCCACCATGGCTGGGTGGCCCGAAAGCACGCACGGCAAACTTGCCGAAATCGTCTTACGAGAATCTGGGGGGTGTCCAAACCGCCGTGGCGGAGACGCGGTGGATAAAAAATGCAATATAACGCACGTAACGGAATGGAATCACCGTTCAGACACAGGACTATTGCAGATAAATGGCGTCAATTACGATATAAGTCGGAATAAATGGGCTATTGCTTGTCGAAAAATGAATATATGCACACAGGAGCCGCTACTTGACCCGCTTACAAATCTTCGAGTTGGCTACCTGCTTTACCAGGAAGCCAAATGGGCGCCGTGGGACCCGTGTGCGTGGGGGGATGAGTGGGCCCATCGCTGCGAAAAAAACAAAAAACCCAAACCCTGACAAATGTGGCCTGTATAGGCTTGGGGTATGAAAAATTCATCTTTCGATATATCGGGAAGGGTGTTTAATTTTCAAGACGACCTCGAGTATGGACGGCAGGGGGAAAATCTTGTTGCTGGGTTTTTGGATGCTCTTTCCGATGGGAATTTTGAGGTAAAAAGTGACAGGTATAGAAACGGAAGAATGGTTGTCGAAACCAATCAAAACCCAAAAGCGATAATTGGTGATGATGGCGCACCGCTTTGGGTGCCAAGCGGAATCAATGTGACCACCGCATCATGGTGGGTTTATATATTTTCGCCGGATGGAGCGTTTGTCGTTGTTTCGGTATCTCGCTTAAAAAAATATCTTATTAAAAATAAAAATATGTTCAATGAATCAACAAAAATCAACTTTGGTGGAGCCGATAATCCGGCCCGGGGATTTCTTTTATATCCCGACAATGTCCAGGATTTGATGACAAACAGCCGATACGATATATTTTTATTATGACAATCGAACTCACTAGCGATACATTTGACGAGTTTATAAATTCATCGAATTTGCCCGTGGTCATTGATTTTTGGGCACCATGGTGCGGACCCTGCAAGACAATCGGACCAATCATTGACAATATGTCACAACAGGATGACAGGATTGTCAATTTCGCAAAAGTTGACGTTGACCAATTCCCCGAAATGAGCTTCAAGTATAATTTCAAATCAATACCGGCTCTTTTTTTGTTCAAAAATGGGCAGGTTGTCGGAAAACTTTCCCCTAGGGGGTTTTCTCAGGAATCAATAACCGAAAGCATACGCACCGTTTTGGCTGACCAAGAGTCGTAATTTTTTATCTTTTGGTTTGCGGGCCGGTAGCTCAGTGGTTAGAGCAACACTCTTATAAGGTGTAGGCCGCGGGTTCAATCCCCGCCCGGCCCACTCTTTTTTTGTTTTTTTTCCACCATTATTCGTTTGAGATAGGTTTTCGCCCACTCATGCTGCTCTTCGTCGCTTAATTCGAAAAAACCATCCGGGATGCTGGAAACAGTAAATTGCATTTTTTCTTTATCTTTTTTCATCTTCCTCATCCCATCCATCATTTAAGGTATCTTTTTTTTCGCGATATTTTTTCATCGTATGTTCCAATATGGCATCAAGGTCCATCCGTGATTCTATGCCGTTCTGCCTGTCCATACCATCAATACCGAAGAATGTGGCCATTTCGGATGCCGTTCCACCTATGCCAAGTCTGGTCATTTAGTTGTCCGTTTCTTTCTTTCTTCGTTGGGTTTTTTTATGGAC